TACCCCCTAAAAGCCCTCTTTCGTTAACTTCATTTAATAACTGTTCATCTGTATATTGAGATAAAATTTGTTTTACCTTTTGATTCTCTTTTTCTTGTCTTTTAAAATATTTTTGTACCTTTTCTTTCATTTTTTTATCAGTTATAAATCTTATATGTTCTACACAATAATTAAGCACTATTGTTACGAGTTCATCAGCATTTATAAGTGATGATTCTATGTCAATTTCATCAAAATATCTAAACCCTTCATCAGAATTATCTCCTAAATAAACATTTATCCAAGGGAATCTTTCATCTAGTGTAAATTTAAGGCTACTTCCTATTTCTATCACTCTAATATTTGCAAATTCTATTTTTATATCTCCACAATAAGTAAATTCTAATTTTTTATTATCTTCCATGTTTAAATCCTCCTTAGTTAAAGTCAAAACATTGTTGTTCTTGTTTTGTTTCTGAAAGTGTTTTATATCCGTTTTCTCTTAAAATGTCATGGATAAACTTTTTACCAGCTTGAGTCCATCTTGTCTGTGGTTTAGCATGTGGTATATCTGCTTGATACGATTCTGTATAACCTTTACCTTGATATTTAGCATATAAAAGCCATTGACCATTTTGCTTATATTGAACTCCTAGATCATGGAGTAATGTATTTAAACCTTGACCAGCCATTCCAAAATCTTTAGCTATTTGTGTCGGAGTCAATGTCGTTTTTTTATCTTCTAAAACTCTTTCTGCATATTCTGCATGTGGTTTCAATTCATTTATTGCATCTGATTGTTTTTCTATTGTGTCTATTAGAGGTTTAGTTATAACTCCCTCATATTGTTTTAAAGCTCCTATTCTCTCCATTTCATCTCCATTTAGGATTTGTAACTGTAGCATTTGTTTTTCTGTTAACTGTGGTACTTGTTGTTCCTTTATGTACTGTTCCATTTCCTCGAATTTATTCATATATCTTATGGTAAACAAGTCCCCTTTTTCTCCAGTTGTTTTATGTGCTATAAATTCACAACCTTTTTTAGTTACTTGATATTCTTTACGTTCTTTCCCTTGAGCATCTAAGTAAGAACTTAATATCCATAAATCAGCCACCCCAAAATTGGGTTCGCTAACTTTTTCTAGTATTGCTGTATGTTTTTCAATATCTCTAAGCAAGTGGTCATGTCTCTTTTCCATCATTTCTGCAACTTCTCTAGATGACACTGTTTGTACTACTCTTTCTACTGTTTTATTCATTTCGTTTATGTAATCCATTTTAATCCCCTTTCTTTACTTTGCTTTACTTCACTTTACTTTGCTTTACTTTAGGTGTACACATTTTACAATGCCTGGCTCAAATTAATACTCTTGGAGTAGACATTATTTGTAAAAAAAATTTCTTCTATTGTACATCCAAAAAGGTCAGCGATTGTTTTAGCTTCAGATAGTTTAAATTCTCTTTCTCCGTTTTCTTTTCTACAATAGCTCATTGTAGATATTCCTAAAACGTTAGCCATATCACTTTGTGTCATATTATGAAATCTTCTATAAGATTTTACCATCATTTTGTTGTCACCTCTTTTCTTTATAGTTTAATTGTAGTACTCAAAAAATATACTGTCAACATATTTTTTATAAATTTCCTTATATTTTTGTACTCTTTTTGTATTTTGCAGTATATTTAATAGCTAAAAAATAAACAAAATGGTATAATTGCAAGGTATAGGTATACGTTGCGTATAATTATTAATAATATATGTATATGATACTTAGAGGAGGAAAAACCATGCCAACACAAGGGGAAATACTGAGAGATTTAAGATTAGAAAGAAAAATGACTATGCAAGAATTAGCAGATTACTTAAAAGTTTCTAAACAAACAATAAATAGTTGGGAGAAAGATTTTAGAAAATATGATGTTGAGACACTTTTTAAACTAGCTGATTTTTTTAATGTATCTGCTGATTATTTAGTAGGCGCTTCTGAAGAAAGACCTTTTAAAAAAGAATTAAAAAAGTTAGAAACAGTTGAAAAACTTACTGAAAATCTTACTGATGAACAATTTAATAAAGTTATAGAATTTTTAATATCTACCAAAGATTTAACTGAAGATGAATTTATAAATGTCTTAAAATTTTCAAAGATATTTAATGGAATTAGCAGTGATGATCTAGAGAATATGGTTAAATTTATAAAAAATATAAAAAAAGGAACTTAGAGTTATATCTCTAGTTCCTTTTTATTATTTTAAGTTTTTTTACGTTTTTATTCACCTGTTTTGTCCTTGTTGCTTTTAATACCTTTTAGTTTTTAGTTTTTTGTTCAATATTTTGTTTGTTTTCCACAAATTTTGCGATAATTTCTAGTCTCTTAGATAATTTCTCACCTAACAATGAAGCTTTCTTTTTATTCTCCATGTCATCCCCCTTATAACAAAATATTTATCAGAACAGATGTTCTGTTTTATTGCTTATAATATATTATACATCAAACAACTCTTAAATTGAATATATAAATTGTATATAAATTAAATTTATGTATATAAAGGTAAAATGTGTAAATTTATGCTACAATTTAAGAAAAATAAAAAAGAGGGAGTTTTGTGATAATGAAGAAAATATTAAATATTGTGTTATGTTTTTTGTTATGTTTAAATATTACTGCTTGTAGTAATAGTACTAATACCACTTCTATTGAATCTTCTTCACAACCGGAAGATACAGAAGGTTCAACAGAAAATCAACAAGAAGATAAAATTAGTTTTAAATTAAGTGATGGAACTTTTAAAGTTGGCGAAGATTTAGATCCAGGAATTTATGTTTTAGTTAAACATGATGGTGAATTTATGGGAAGTTTTGATATAACTACAGATACTACGGGCGATACAGAAGCAATGGTAGATTCAAATGCATTTGAAAGTTTTAATTATATAGAAGTAAAAGAAGGGCAATATTTACAATTAGATAAATGTACTTTATATATTCCTAGTGAATTAGGAGATAAACTTGATTTTTCAAATGAAAAAGAGATTACAAATGGAATGTTTAGAGTTGGCAGTGGAAAAGATATAGAGCCAGGAGAATACAAATTAGAAGTAACAAATAGTGATAGTGACGTTCAAGGATGGTATTCTTTATATAATAATTTAGGTGGAGGATATAATGGTAGCCCAGATTTGCAAGATTCAGATTATTTTTCTGGAAGTAAATTAATAACATTAAGAGAAGGGCAATATTTAAAATTAGATTCTAACACTAAAGTTATTAAATAATAACTTTATTTAGAATTATAAAATAAAGGGCAGTCATCAGCTGCTCTTTTTAATTAGGAGGAAATGAAATGAAAACATGTATATACCTTAGAAAATCTAGGGCTGATGAAGAATTAGAAAAGAAAGAAAATGTTGATACACTCAGTAGGCATAGGAGTACACTTTTAGAAGTTGCAAAAAAACAAAATCTAAACGTCGTAGAGATAAAAGAAGAAATAGTTAGTGGAGATAGCATCGCTAAAAGGCCTAAAATGATACAACTTCTAGAAGAAGTAGAAAATAATCTGTATGATGCTGTATTATGTATGGATATAGATAGGCTTGGACGTGGAGATATGCAGGACCAGGGAAGAATACTTAATACATTTAAAGAAACTAATACACTTATTATTACTCCTGATAAGACTTACAATCTAAATAATGACTTGGACGAAGAAATGACAGAATTTAAAACATTCTTTGCACGCAGGGAATTAAAAGTAATAACTAAACGTATGCAACGTGGTAGAGTTAAATCTATAGAAGAAGGTAATTTCATAGGCTCAACAGCCCCTTTAGGATATAAATTTAAATATGATGAATATGGTAAAAGACATATGATTATAGATGAAGAAACTGCTCCAGCAATAAAACTTATATTTGACATGTATTTAAACAGTGAAGGTGCTTATAAAATAATGAATCATCTAAATGCTTTAGGATATAAAACAACTGCTGGTAAATGTTTTACAGAATGTGCGGTTAGAAGGATTATAAGAAACCAAACTTATTGCGGGTATGTAACATGGTTTGAATATAAAAGAAAAGGGACTAAGACAAAGAAAAATAAAGAAAGCGATGTGCTAGTGTGCAAAGGGAAACATCAGGCTATTATAAGTGAAGATGATTGGAATAAAGCACAAGAAATAAGAAAAGGTAACCAAATAACTGCTAAGAAAAGTGATAGAAAGTTAATTAATCCACTTGCTGGTTTAATTAAATGTTCTTGCTGTAAACACACAATGGTAGCATCTTATAATACAAGTAAAGAAGGTCCTGTACTTTATTTACGTTGTAAAAATTGTTACGAGGTAGGCTCTTCCAGATTAGATCTAGTAGAAGAAGAAATATTAAACACACTAAAAGTTAAATTAAAAGAAATTAAAGACGAGTTAAACAATACGGAGATAGAGGATAAAGAAAATAAGCAATTAGAGATGTTACAAAATACTTTAATTAGTTTAGATAGAGAAAAAACAGAATTAGATAAACAGAAAAATAAGCTACATGACTTGCTAGAAAGAGGCATCTATGATGTAGATACTTTTTTAGAAAGGCAACAAACTTTAGCAGCTAAGAAAGAAGAAATAGAAACTGCTATAAAAGGTACTAAAAAGCTACTGGAGGTTGAAGTTAGTAGGGATATTGATTATAAAGAATTAGCACAAAATATAGAGTGTGCTATAGGAGACTATGAGAATACAGATAACATAGAGCTGAAAAACAAGGCTTTAAAAACTGTTATAAAGGAAATTTTATATTATAAAGAAAAAAAGAGATTTGCACAGTTTACTTTAGAGGTTAAATTTAAAATATAAACTTTTTACATGTATCACCATACGGATTATTGTTTATCCGTACTACGATACCTGTAAAATCACCTCTAAGAAATATAGGGTATATAACTTTAATTGTGGAAAAGAAAAGAGAGTGAATTAAAATTTATCACTCTCTAATACCTCTAGTAGTTGTGGAATATCTACCCCAAAACCTTCTGTTAATTTTGTACTTCCTACGAAATCATTCCAACTAAATGCCGTAGTAAATGTATATGTTTTGTTACTTGTATTTGCTCTTGTATATTTAGGTTTTCTAGTAGCTGATGTGCCGAATAATACCTTTGCTCTAAGCACCTCGAAAGAGTAACCTCTACCAGCTTTCTCGATGTTCTTAATCAAGTTGTTTAAACTCTCTGTATAAGCATTTGTGATTCTACAAGTAAAGTAGTTAAATATCTCATACTGCCAGTTATCAACTGTTTTAATAACATCTTGATAGTATTTCATATCCTTTGGTACTGCCTTCTTCCAGTCCTCATAAGCCCTTAGAGCATCTTCTCGGTTATCGTGTTTATAAATATCCCTAAATTGTTCCTTTAACTCATAGGCTAACTTTAACTGTGGAAAATCTAGAAACATTAGCTGCATATCCCAAATCTGTTTAGGTTCTAAATCTTCCTTATTCCTTAATAGTAAGAATCTATCCTTTAACAACTTAGACCTTTGCTTTCTATCTAGAGAGCCTTTAAACGATTTTCTCTCACCTTCTAAAGCATTGTTAACTAATTGTATTACATGGAATCTGTCAACTATTACCTTAGCTTTTGGAAGTTCCTCATACACTGCCTCTTTGTAGTATCTCCACATATCTATGGTTACTACTTCTATGTTATTCTTATTAGGCAATTTACTTAGAAAAGCCTTCACATCGCATTTCTTACGGCTTGGTTGAATATCCAATACCTTACGTCCAATTATATCAGTATAAACGGCTCTCATTGACTTATTAAGATGTGCTTCGTCTATCCCTAATATAACTGGTGTAAGGAAGGTCATATCCTTTTCTAGCCTTTCTATGTAAGCATTAAATATTCGCTTTACTGTGGTAGGAGAAACACTATATTCCTCTGCTATATTAGCAAATGGTTTTTTAAGGGATTCTTTTTCTATTTGCTCCCTTAAACGAATAGTGATTTTATCTCTATCGTCGATACTTTTATAATGCTGACTAAATGTAGTATCGCAATATCGACATTTATATCTGTGTGTATGTATTTCAATCCCTACACGTTTCCCAAAGCTATTTAAATCCCTTACAAATCGTTTAGATTTGCCATGCTTATAATATTCAACTCCACCACATTCTGGGCAAGCCACAGGCTCTTTAACTGGTTTTACTATTACCGTCATATCATGGTCATCTTGTATTGTGTCTAAAACTTCAAATTCTGGTAAATTTAGTATATTCATGTTGTCTATTTTTCCTTTATTTCATTTAATCTTTTGTCGAATTTATTTTTATATTTTTTCTTTAATCTTTTAGTTTTAACACTTCCATACATATAGGAATAATGGTTTAATTTTTTATCCTCAGCTATTTTAATTAACAAATGTATCTCTGGTTGATTAATTATACTCCTGATTTTATTTGTTATTTCTTTAAAAGCATTTTTTGTAAATTCATATTTTTCCATCAAATATTCATCGCTTAGAAATTCTAATTTATCCATAGTATCCCTCCTTAAAATATATTTACCTTATTATACCACATTCAAAGTTATATAGTCCACAGTTAAAGTTATTTTAAGTAATAAATTTCATATTCACTTGTCAAAGTACGTTTTCTTATTAATCCACAGTTATAGTTTCATACCCGAAATATATTATTACTATAATTATACAATAAAAGGCTAAGGAAAATAACTTCCCTAGCCTTATTTTACACTATAAATAACATAGCACATAATACACCAATACCAAAGTATGCTATACGCCCTGCCACTTCTAAGATAATTTTATTCATGGCCGACACCTCCTTTTAATCGGAGTATAGGCCTATTATTATACTTTTATACCTATTTTTCTATTAATTGTACATACTTTTTAGATGCAGTTATATAAACACCTGATTTCAATTTATACATATCTGTTCCTGTTCTTTCTATTTTTTCAACAACAGTATATACTCCTCCTTTTTTAACTACGCCGATTACACTTGCATCAGTAAAATCAGCTGCACTACGTATATTTACGTCTTGTAATATTCTTACAAGTTGTGTTTTATTTTGTGTCGCATCAGGAATTACTGTAATACCTTTTCCATTAGTACAATTTACAATATCTTTTTCCTTTACTAGGCCATTTAAATAGTTATAACAATCTAATTTAAATTGTTCCCATGCTTTAATATTATTAACAAAATATCTAGGGCAAATTTTTCTTGTAACATCATAATGTCTTATAAAATCTTTTCTTGGATCTAATTTATATTTACAAGCTAAATAAGCGCCTAGTTTAACCATACTTTTATACTCTTCATCTGTATAATGGTCATCCACACCTGTAGTAGCACATTCTACTCCTATACTATAAGCATTAGCACTATTAGTTGTATATGCTATTTCTGTCTCTGGTACTATGTAATATATTTCTCCTTCAAGCCCCATTACATAATGGGAACTAGCATATATATATTTACCATTTACTTTATACCCATTAGCTACAACGTTAGAAAAATAACTTACTGTATTTTTAGCAGCAACATCATGTTGTCCTGTAAAATGCCATGCTATTTTAGTTGTTTTACTTCTTTTAGTTCCAGGTCTACCATATTTATTGATTTTCATAAATTTTTCTATCATTTCTGGTTTTTGCACCATCATTAATCATCTCCTTGATTTAATATAAAAGGTGCTTAAAAACCGACCTCCTAGTTAGCTTTCTAAGCACCTTGCAAATTATTTGCCTTATGTTTATACCTTTTTATTCTCCAAATCCATCTGTTTTAAAGTCTGTAATTATACCCATGCCTACTAATATAGTAAGTACTGAATTAACAAAATCTTGGAAGTTATTAGGTAAAAAATCTAATCCAAATTGTTGAGCTGTTAACACTAATAATGCTGTTACAGATAACCAAAAACTTTTGTTTTTTATTTGTTCTTTTAAATTAAATTTCATAATTTATTACCTCCTATTTAAATAAATTATTTTGAATTGCATAAAAGAAAAAACTAACCAGTGCTGTTATAATTGCATAAGTTAGTTTGTTTAAGTTGATTGCTAATTTATCTATGGTGCTACATAAATTATCTAATTTTACCGTCATTTCTGCTTGCCTATTTTCTATCTTATCTAGCCTATCTGAATGATTATTAATTCTTTGTTCATGCGTTTTTACTTTGTCTTCTAGTAGTTCTTCATTCATACTCCTACTACTCCTTTATATATATATTTATTTTCTTCTACAAATTTAACTATATCTCTTTTATTTTTTATTTCTTTTGCTATATATCCTGTTACCTTCGCAGTAGCCATAGATGTACCAGATAGTATTTCATATGAATCATTTAGATATGTACTTTCTACATCTTCACCCATAGCATATAATGTAGCTTTACTCGTAGAAAAATCAGATATATTACCTTTATTATCTATAGAGCCTACGCTAATTCCATATTGTGCTGGATAATCAATTACATTGTTATTTCCTGCTGCACATATTACTGGTATATTTTTATCCTTTGCAAATTGTATAGCTTCCTCCATTTCTTTATCTTCATCTTCGAAAGAAATAGAAATATTAATTATATCTACATTCTTTTCTATAGCATAATATATACCTTCTGTAACATCTTCTATATTGCCTTTGCCATATCTGTCTAATACTTTGACTATCAATAGCTGTGCTTCTGGGATAATACTGTGTATAATTCCTGCTACATGTGTCCCATGCCCAAAATTATCATCTACATTTTGCGAATTACCTTCTGTAGTAAAATTTTTACCATATATAATTTGTTCTCTTAAATCGACATGAGGGAAAATGCCTGAGTCTAATATTGCAATTTTCATATATCAACTCCTTTCTCCAATTAAAAAAGAGTCTCATTTTTTAAGACTCTTTTGGGACGATATATTAAAAACTTATCCTATTAATTTTTTATAATATACTTTAAACATATTACTTAAATATTTTTCTGGATTAGGCATAGGATGTTTTTTCCCTGGTTTTGTTTTTCTCTCATGTTTATTGTAAGTAGAAATTATTCTCTGCCAATCCTTAGGATATATACTTTTAAATTTTTCTTTAAAATTTTCTTCAGTTAAGTCATCTCCTAATAAATCAAATATATGTTTTACTTTTTCTTCTTTTTTTACTACTACAGAATGTGCCATAAAAATACCTTCCTCTATACCATAAATAGTATAGAAAGATGTCAAAATATGCAACAAACTAAGTACGCAATATTTTTAAATTGCGAACTAAAATAATGATGTTAATGCGTTTTCTATTAAAGGAATATAATAATTTATATATCCTTCATGGTTAGGATGACATTGGTCATTATTATTTGTAAATGGTATCATTTCAGTTAAATTTGTATTTAACCCACTATTTTCAAATAAGTCTACACAATAAACGCTCCATTTTTTACATATATTTTTAGCTCTATCACCATAATCAACTTGAAGTTGATATGGTCTTGAACCTATGTTATGTGGTCTTATATATATAATTTTAGCTTTTGGGTAAGCGGTTTTTAATTTATAAAATATACTTTCTAATCCCCCACTAAAAGTTGTTAAAACGGCACTTGTTGTATCATATCCGTTCAGCATATCACCTAATCCTAAAATAGCTTTTTTATCAATATCATTAGTTGAACCATCTATTAATATACAATCAATATCAGTATAATTTGCTATAGCATAATCAACTTGATATTGTATATTTTGTTGTTTCTGTAAATGAGTTTTATCGTCCCCAGTGTAATCATTTCTAAATCCTATTGTAGCTCCACCTTTAGATAATTCAACCTGTTGCATTTGATTCATGGAGCATATAATTTCTCCTATACCTACATTTGAATTACCATTTCCTTCCATTATAGAATCACCCACAGTTAATAACGTTTTTCCGGAAAGTTTATTCTCATTTTTATATACTGAATTTAAATTTCCAAATCCTCCATAATTTTGGTATGGAAATAATTTTTTATTATCATTTTTTATTAATTGCACATAATTTTCAAATACATTTAGATAACTAAATCTTACATAGCCTGCATTTTGCGGAGCATTGAAACTGTATCCACAAATATCCATTTTTGCATATGTGGAAGCTATTGGTGTTTTATTAGCATCATAAAACAAAATCTCAAATACACTAGAGCTTATAATATAAGTTGCCCCTGAATATACCTGAATAAAATCACTTGTCTTATATCTATTATTTGAGTATATATCACCTGCAGTATTCCCTATGTATCCAGCAACTGATTTACTTTTATCAAATAAATTATAAGAATAAAATCTATCATCAATATCATTGTTTATATTCTTACAGTTATTATAAGATACTATTTGAAAAACAGTTTTTTGTTGTGTTTCATCGTTCATTTTTGCATAACTTAATCTACAAATAAAATCTTGTTCAGCTAAAAAAGAATAATTTTTCTTACCTACATCATAATATACATATTCACCATTTTCTACTACACATAATTTTCTAACAGAAGGATATAATTGATATGTTCTACCTTGTTTCGCTAAAAAATATACAGAATTATAATTAGTATTTTTTGTAAACCCTCCAGAGTTTCCAGTATAAAACCCATTTTCTATTTCAGTATATACATCATCGTTATATTTTTCAATTTCACAATATATACCATCGTTTATGCTGGCAGAAGGTACAATAGTTTGCCCATTTTGTTGCTTAATAACTAATGCGAAATATGGATAATTCATTATTAATGATGTTTCATCAGTAAAATCAATTGTTTGTCTAACAAATTCTTTATCTTTGTTAAATATAAATAGTCTATATTTATATTTTGTTGTGTCAGTTATTTTTATTGTAATTTTTGAACCAAGAGGTACTTTTTCCATATCTGTATAAAGTTTGTAATCAGTAATATTTATAATATTAGAATTATCATTATAAGTACCTTGTTTCCAATTAAATATTTTCTTTTTATAATTAAAGTTATTTATGTTATTTATTTGAAAAGTTATAGCATTATGTAAATTAGAATGCACAACACCTTCATTGTCAATTCTAGCATCTATTAATTCAGCATCTCCAGTTGTACTACCTTCTTTAAGCGTTGCTAAACTATCTATTCTAGCTTTCTGTGTTTGTATATCGTTTTTAATACTACTATCATCATAATTTTCTAAATTAGTTAGTTTATTTCGTTCAGCATCTGTAATAAGACTTTTACCATTTTCTTTTTTTACATAACTAGATAAATCAACTTCTTGTATAGGCAACTCTGTTCCTTCATCTAGTTTAGTTCCATCAGCTTTTCCTAAATATATTTTATTACCTTCAACTATAGTTTTCTTCGCAATATCTTTACATTGCGTACTAACGTCACTTATACCTTCTTCCATTCTATTAAGTTCTGCTGTTGTAATTTTCTCTTTTGATATCCATGTTTTCTTATTATATGTTCCATCACTATTTGTAGCACTAATTGGCTCGGCGTATGTTACAACTGCCATATCTGTAAGAGCTTGATCTACTATATTTGTATCTTCACCTGCCTTTTCAAACAGAGGCCTTTGGATATGTATACAATTTTCTACTGGAGGTAATGTTATTACAGATGTTTTGTTTTCATCAAATAATCGTATTTGAATACTATAGTCGCCTAATTCTGTATCCTCATCTATTAATTCTTTTTTTATTAGCAAAACTACAGCTCCATCTTTCGTTTCTTGCTCTTCAAAATCAATTTCAATATCGCCTTTTTTAAATTTCACCTGAGCATAACTTGCTTTGTTATTTGCAATTATGTTATCAATTGCTGTGTTTTTAGTATATCTGTATTTATTATTCACTATCGTAAATAATATCTGTATATTCATGTCGTTTTTGTACAGATATACATCTTCATCTACGCTAGCATTTCCTTTGTCTATAGTAATAGTACAATCTTTACTTATCATTTTATCGCCTCTCTTTTCTCTTTTATTGTATAGTTGCAGTCAAAGTACAGTTACCATCAAATACGGCGTAATGACTAGAATCATAAGCACCTTGAACTCCAAATCCTTTACAAGTACCATTGCTTATGGCATTAAGAACTGTTGCATCTGTTATTTCTATAGTTTTAGTTGTATTTATAGGTGTTGTTATCGATGTGCTCCAACCAGATGTATATGTTGGCATACCACTAGGTTTAGTTGAGTATCCATGCATTTTTAATGTAGCAGTAACATTACCATATATACCACCTTGTATACGATTTACTGTAACTGTTAATTTAGTAATAGTTTTACCTTTAAGCTGTGTGAACTTAGAACCAAATAGCCACAAACCGTTACAATCACCCCAACCATAGTTGCCTTGACGCGCTGTGTTGTCTTGTTTGTAATTATTATACATTGTACTTCTATATGTATCTGCACCTGTACTAGTTATAGTTACTGTAGTTGTAGCAGTTGTAGTATTGGTATTTGTTCCAACATTACTTGTTGTATCTTGGACTGCTCCAGATTCAGAATATATAACTTGAGAAGAACTATCTTTAGATGTTGTCCCATTTATAGTTGTACCATCATTTATATAAATCATTCCACTCAATTCAGCCTTTTGTGCGATTTTATTTACTTTACCGTTAACATTTGATTCAAATATTCTACCACCTCTACTAGCTAACATTCCGTTTTCGCTTCCACAAATTTTACTATTTTCTATATCTACATAGGATCCTCTTATGGAGCCGATAGCATAATTTGACGCATTGCCAGTTTTGCCATACACTTCTAAATCAAATAAAGCTACATAAGGACAATTACGAAATACTGCAGCATAGTTTTTACCATCTTGTGTTAGTAATTCACTTGGTTGTATAGCTGTAGATGTTCCACTTGTTTGATATACTTCTTCTTTTACCATATAACTTGTATTTGTACTCATCCATCCACTTTTTCCGTTATATGTAGTGTATCCCCAACCATTTGAGTTAAAGTTTGTAAGCAATAATGTTGCTCCAGTTGGAACTGTTTGAACTATATTGTAAGAAACATCTCCGCCCGTACGCATGTTGACATTTCCTGTTGTTTTATAGTTACTTACTAATATCTGTGAAGTTGTTCCAGTTCCCTGCAATAGCAATTCTGCTCCACAATTATGTCCAAATATATAACCACAATTATTCTTATTAAATTTAATATATAAAGTGCCCCCATTAAATCCCTTTATAGTTATATTTTCATATAATATTGAATTAACTTCGATAGATACCGTATATCCATTTAAATTTTTAGGAATACTCTCTATTGCTCTTTGTAAAGAGCTAAATTTGCCGTTATTCTCAAAGACATTTGATGTATCGATTGTTGAATCTACTACAAGAGCTACATCAGACACTACACCATTCAAATCACCGCAATTAAGTTGTCTAACATTAAGTGAATCGGCTGTTAATGTTCCTGATACGTTCAATCCTTCGACTTCTAAGTCCGAAGAAATTTTACCAGATGTAGCATTTATCTCCCCTGTTATATTAGCATTAGTAGCCTCTATAGACCCATCCGCTAATATTTTAAAGTTTCCATTAGCAGTAACTAATCCTTCTAAAAGGATATTTTTTGCCCTTAAAATAATATCGCTAGTTGATAATAACTCTATAAACTCTGGTGCTATAGTTATGCTACTTTCATCATCCCCATCAAGTCCTTTAGCAATTAAGCTAAGTTTTTGTACTAATAAAGTAAGCTTCGGGATGCTCTGCATATCAATAAGTATTCTTCCTTCTTCATCTGTATAAATAGAGTTATACATTCCATTTTTAGTTAGTACATTTAAAATATTTTCTACATTTGCATCTAACTTCTTATATTCTAGTTCTTTTATCTTTTTATTTTCTTCTTCCCACTTTTGCCCATGCAAGACAGATATAGCATTTGTATAATCTGTATTATAATCTACATATGCTTCTTCTAATAATGCTTGAGAGCCTTCTGTAACTTCTTTACTATCTAATATGTCTGTTAATACTTTGATTATATTATTATAGCTTTCATTGTAATTGTCATAGCTTTCTTTTATACTCATTTAATCACCTACTTTTTCTTCACTCTAGCTATAAATAAAATAGTTTCTGCCATATCTGCTATTGGTGTTATTTTAACTCCATTTTCACATTTAGTAGATTCTAAAACAGATAAAACTCCATCTTCTTCGCCTATAAAAATACTAACGTGTGATACATTCATATATCTGTTATTGTCTGTCTCGTTATCTTTTGAAAAAATTAAATCCCCAGCTTCTAAGTTAGTAAAATTAGTTAAATCTGCTCCATGTAAAGCCCATCCATTTGATACACAATATTTAGCTTGATTTGCGGCTAATCTAGGTAACTTAAAGGCCCAACTAAGTAAACTATTTTTCTTTATAGAAGTCATATTGTGATTGTTATAAGGAGTATCTTTATAATTTAATCCCATATATACAAACTGTGTTAATGTACTACCGTCTATTTGATTTTTATTTCGTGTGCTGTCATACCATTTACTCAAATTAGCTTTAGGGTTAGTAAAATTAGCAGGTGTTACTATAGCTGTAGCAGAATATTGTCCAGCGTATTCTAGATCTGTATGATTTAAATAAGTTTTACCTAACTCTACTACCTTTTGGCCTCCTATAAAATCTGTAAAATCTTCATATTCCTCAACTTCTAAAACTGTAACTAATCCATAATAATCAGATTTTATAGTATCTATTGTGTTTTTCATTATAACTATTTTGTATGTACTGTTAGCTTTTGGAACTAACTGCCCATTAATACAATCGGGTCCTTCTAAATAGCAATTATCTGGTTGACTGTATTTAAAATCTGTAGAGGCGGTAAGTTTAAGTCTACAATAAAAACTATCTACAACATTACTTGGAAGGTTAAATATTAAGCTATCTAATGTATCATAGTAATAATTTTTCATGGATTGTAAACTCTCATTTACTTTTTGATTTACAGTATCATCTTTTTTATTATCGCTATCTCCAGTTTCTCCAGTATCTGAACTTCCTGTATCGGTACTTGTATTACCAGTAGTTGTTGTAATTTTATTTTTAATATTATTTAATAATACTTTATAATCATCTTTTGTTTTTAAATGTACACCGTCTGCTGTTATACTAGATTTTAATAATCCATTTTCTACTAAATCAGCACTTATATCTATTTGATATACATTTTCATGATTATTACAATAATCGAGAATTTGTGTGTTAAATGTATCTATAGCTTTGTTATAATCTACATAATTAGATACTTTTGAGCCAACATGTATTTCTTTCGCTACAAAAATAGGTCTTTTAGGGTATTTGGCTCTTAACAGAGATAATAAATTTTTTAATGCGCTATAACCACTCTGATAAGGGTCGTTTACTCCTAAATGTACAAATACATAAGGAACATCAGAAGGATATTCTGTAGTATCAGAATAAGAGCCAACTTGAACTATTTTCTTTAGCTGGTTTCCAGAATAAAAATGATAGGCACTAGCACCTATCACACATTTACTTATTATATTATTTCCTTCATCTGTTGTTGTATCTTCTACTATAGATTCGTTATTATCTGTTTCTTGCAAATCTTTTGGACGTATAAAAAAAGCATACTTAAGAGTCCCATATGAGCTTACATTACTTATTTTTATAGCATTAGGGACTTGTGCCCATTGACTTGCGTGGGCCATTTGGTCATCTCCAATATATACACCTATATGGTGAGTAGCTAATAGTTTTCTATTATCCATATCTGCTTGTGTTGGAATATGGTTTGTGCAAAACATTATACAATCTCCTGGTTTTGCTTTCTTACGACCTTCTGCATTAGCTAACCACATCATACCACCATTATTTACAATTTCACTCATTATAGTTCCGCCAGAACAGTTTCCGTTATACATAGATTTTAGCCCTGCATTCATATAGCAGCATGAAGCAAAAGAAGAACAGTCATATCCTATTACACCTTTGCCATCATTTACAGATGTAGAAATTCCAAAATAAGTACTTCCAGCATATCCCCATGAATTAGAACCCATTTTTACATATGTTCCTTTAGCTATATATTTACGTTTGGTATCATCTATAGTTCTTGGATATTGAGAATAAGAAGCAAGGCCATCTTGATGTAATTTAACTATTTCTTTTGCTTTATCTACAATTTTAGTTCTAGTTTGTGTAAGACTTGTATTAGTTACATATGTTACGACGTTGTTATTAGTTGCAGAATATGTAGTTGTTATTTTGCCTGATACACCATAACCTAATTTATTTCCAGCACTGTCTAATACATAAGGTAATTGCCCATTTTCTATTTTATACCACTTTAAGTAGCCTTCTACATTTTTAACAGTTCCACCGCCACCATTATTCTTATAGATTTGTCTCCAGTCTGCAAACTCAAATCCCCCATTTTCTAACACTTCGTATATTTTCTTTTGTGCCTCTGGTGTTTGTGCTTTAATAGAATTTCTGTTCACAAATGTATATCCATATGTATCACAAACGTATCTTGATACTATCCAATACATAGCCCCTACACCCATGTTATAACTTATTAATCCAGCAAATATATTATTATGTGCATATTCCATAGCTGTTTTTATTTCATTACAGCCTAACATCACTTGATTACTTATATTTTTATCTACTGTTATACCATTAATAACTGTATTTCCACTACTTCCTGGTTGCATTGTAGAATACGAAGGTGTAAAACTTTGTTTTGTCCCATCAATAAATTTAATAGTTTGAGTCTGATTGAAAAATACACTTCTTTCGCATCCCATAAGTCCATACCCACTACCGGAGCTAGAACCATGAGCAGTAGGTATTCCAGAAGATTCTGCCATTATCATTGCGAATACCAAGTTAGGATCTAGTCCGAATTTTGGGGCCCAATACTTAACTATAGTAGAAATTTTATATTGATTAGAACTAGATACTAATTTTTCATATGCACTTGTACCTGTCTGACTTCCTGTTCCTATAGATTGATATAATTCTAATGCCTTTTTATAATCATCTGTTGTAATTGTTCCTGGTTCTGTGCTTGTATCACTATCAGCTAATTTGAACAAATTATATTTCTTCATGGCTACCATCCTTGAATCACCTAGCCATAAGCCACCTTCTATAGTTTTAACCAAGGTATCTTTATTCCCGCCAGTTCCAGGTTTAGTATCAGGATTATTTAATATATCTGAAAATAATTTATCTATAGTTTCTTTATCTATTCCTAATTGTCTCATATATTGTTTAATTATTTCTATTTCTGCTAATGTTAATTTGCCTATATTAAGCCCTAATATGTAATTCTTTAGCTGCTCGAATGTATCGTTTTTTGTTATCATATTAGAATACGCTTTATTGTAATTAGCAAAGCTGCAAGTGTTTTTACTTTCGTCAGAAAAACTTATCTCTAATTTATTTACTCTAGCAGTTAACTGTAAGGGTTCCGGATAAGTTCTATCTACTATTGTTATGGCATCTCCTAAGTTAATGTCTCCATCTAAATATGCTACTTTACATTCATAATCAACTTTTGGCTGTTTGCGTTCTTGTAAAGCTTCATATGATTTTTCAAGTAATGTATAAGCATCTTCACAGCTATCATCTTCGTATATGCCGTAGATGTATTTACCTGGGAAACCGAACATAGCATTAGCTATATCGTCCGCTATAAAATTCGCACCTCTAGGTTTATCTGCGGGCTTTCCAGCTTCTATGTTCCATTCAGCCTCACGAAAATCCAGGTCATCTTTTCCTATTCCTATTATTGCAGTACATAAATCAGAAATATCTTCTTTTCTATTTACACTTTCAAGATTAGTATTGTAATCAAACCTAGCTCCATTATCAGAACCAAGCTTGCTATATAAATCTATATACATGTCAGTAACTTTATTTCCTTCTACTTCAATACGAATATCCATTTCTGCTTTATATGTTTCTAGTTTACTTGTTAACAATTCATATACAGAAGTTGATTTATCTATTTCAATAAGCGCAGCATTTCTATTTACTGCTACATCTATATATCCAGCTAAAAAGTCTGTATCTTGTAGAATAGTAGTTAGAAATGTAGTAGCATTACAGTTATTTAATGTGTTTTTTTGTATAACGCTATTGTACAAGATAAGTGATATAGATTCACAATATACCTGTGCTTCTGCATAACCATTAGAGTCATCAGTTTCTACAGTAACTATAGTAAACAGGAAATTTTTGCTACGATATCTAAATAATATGTAATTACCTGTTTTAATAGATTCTTTTGTTCTTTGATTCAATTCTAATGAGAATTCGAAAATGGATGCAACATTTATTTCTTGCGTAAATGTATCATCCCAAAATGCATTTTCTTCTGTTCCTGCATTGGATACTACATCTATTATTCTTTTGTTCTTATCTAATATAAATAATGTTATATCTGTCATTGCATCACCTACTTTAATTGAATTTCTCTACAAAACTAATTGCTGCTGACACTTGGCTTGTGCATGAAGTTGACACCGATATATCATTTTTGCCTGGACTTAGCGGGAAAAAAGTGCTCCCTATATCTAAATGTTGTATGAAGTCATCGCCATTTTTTATAACTGTATTATTTTCACAATCTATGTTAACAATATCACCAGATTCAAAAATTATTTGATTGAATTGTTCTGGTATTTCTGGTGTCATATCAAATATATGAAGCATATTCATTCCCATATTTTGTATAGGATAATTACCATACCCAGCCATATAGATAACTATATATGCCAAATCCCCTGTAGGATAATTACCATTAGATAAATTATCAACCGTTAATTCTTTTATTAAATTATTTTGTGCATCTCTTTTTCTAATTCCTACTTTCCATATGCCATTAACTCTTTTCACATGGAAGTTTCCATAGAAGCGATTCCAAGCTGAACCAGACATTCCGGAATCTATTTTTATTTTGTTTCCATCTTCATCTGTTTTAGTTTTTGGAGCAGGACAATTTGTAGCATCTGTTAATACCTTATTAGATCCAATAGATATAGTTGGTGTATTGTGCATGTAATAATAGTTGTTATCTAATAATTGACACTTGAATAATTTATTGTTTTGCGAATCAAATCCATACATTTCTAGTAGTCCCATTTTTGAAGAATCTGCTGTATTTTCTTCTGCTTTATCTGATGTATCTTTACCTATTACAGTTATAGACGAAGAAGAAGCTAATTTTGTTACATAACGCATATATACATAACCTGTTTTTCCACCGTAAGTAGCTTTTCCCCAGTTTCCTACTATATCTGTTATTGTAAGAGACGTACCTTTTGGTATTGTAATTAATATTTTATATCCTGTACCTCGTCCTGATCTCATATTAAGATTTGCTATAGTTTTATAGTTATAAGAAGTAGTTGCTATTTGTTTCATATATGTCATAGAAGCATAACCAGTTATTCCATTATATGTAACTTTTCCCCATCCACTGCTTATATCTGTTACCGTTACAATAGCACCATAGGGTATAGCACCTAATTTTTTATAGCTAGTGCCTCTACCAGTTCTTATATTAAGAGACACAGAAGCCGTAATTTTATATTGGTTAGAACCAGTAGCGCCACTTCCACCAGTAGAATTCCAATAATCAGAATAAAATAAAAAATATCCATTTACTTCAAAGTTTTTTATATTTTTCGGTATATTCATTCTGTAGCAAGCACCGTGCCATCCTTTTTCCTGAGAAGAAGTAATATTAGGGGCAAATGTACGCCCCCAATCTGTATTAATTACTAATGTGTCACCTGTAGCTCCTTCATCTACTACGTTACCTGTAGAAGTCCAGTTAGATAAGCTTTCACATTTTTCATTTACAATTAATTGTTGTGCTGTGGCATCTACTACTCCTACCTTTGGATAGCTCCCTAATAATATAGACCCATTATCAGAATCTACTTGTAAAAATGTAGATTCCTCTGTAAACTCTACAGCTATTTTAGGATATGTTTCAACATCCCCTTCATTATCTAATTCTTCAGTAGATAATTCATCATATATTTTAAGGTCACCTTTATAAAAGTATGGGTCTGCACAGTAAAAGCTAATTGTTCCTTTACCAAAAAAACTTTTCTCTGAAATAAAAACATCTGAATAATCATATGTTTTTACTACTGCATTTATATATTTATCTTCTGTTCCTATATATAATTTTGATTGTTCTATATTTTTAAAGCAATTTTTTAAGTCATCTACTGTTTGTATATAATCATCAGCATTTTTTGTTCTAACATTAAATGTTAATGTTATTTCTCTACTAGTATTTTTATTATAAAAATATATATCTCCATCTCTTCCATTTATTGTTTTAGATATTATATTACGTTCTGGAATGGACGGCATTTCAACCGTTACCACTCCAAAACCCGCGAATTCAGAAACTATAATATCTTTATATTTTAAAAAATACGCCATTTACTTTCTGCCTCGCTTTCTACTGTCTTTTTTATCTAATATAGTTAATTCACCATTCATATATTTAGCTGTAGCTTTAGCTACTACTTTCCCATCAAGTGGTAATACTATTTCAAAGTAAGTAGCTTTGCCATTTGCATTATTTTTAGATTCTGCACTATCTAAACTTAATCCATAATTACTATTTGCCATAGCATATCCAAGAGATTGTCCTTTTACAGCAGCACTATTTAAACTTAAAAATGCATTTCCAGCATTCTCAACTGCCTTTTTAGTTACCATTGTAGTAGTTTTAGTTACGTTAACTTTCGTATGTAATGTTCTATTTGTTGCAGCTGCTATTCTACTCATATATCCACTTACAGAACTATAAGCTTGTGACATTTGTGTTTGTATTACTTTACGCAATGATATGAATTGTCTTGTTGCATTGTTTCTTGCGTTAGTAGATTGAGCATTAACAACATTTGCAATAGATATCATTTTACTGGTTACTGTTTGTCGTGCCTGTGATGTTTGTGTTGTTATAACTTTTCTTAAACTTATAAAGCTACTTGTAGCACCGTTTCTAGCATTTTGAGATTGATTTTTTATTATGTTAGCTATATTAACAAATTGATTTCTTGTAATATTAGCACAACTTATACATGCTGTTCTTATAGAGCTATTAAGCCCACTAAAAGCTGTAGATAAATTGTTTTTGCAAGATTGAGCCGTTTTACTAAGATTTTGCAGTGCTTTATCTAATTTTGTTACTTCTTTTGAGTCTAAATTTTTAAAAGTTGTATCTTCTTTGCCCCCAAATAAATCTTTAAAGAAATTAACTACTTTATCTTTTAACCCACTTAACATATCAAAGAAGCTTCCTACATTGTCTAATATACCTTGTCCTATACCAGTTATTAAAAATTTACCAACTTCATCTGCCATTACTGTAGAAGGAGAATGTATCCCAAATAAATTTTTAAACCAGTTGATTATATTTTGAACGGTATTATCTATAGCATCTAATATAGAACCAAGCCCTAATCCTTCTGCTATACCTGCAACAAGATTAGTACCTATATCTATGCCCCATTTTGTACCCTTTCCTAGCCAAATTGACATTACACTGTCAAAATCGAATGATGAAAGTAATTTTGAAGGTAAACCAACGAAAATGCTCTTAATTCCTGAACCTAAAGCTGTTCCGATTGCTTCTGCAGCTTTAGGAATTTCAGCAGTGATACCAGAAATCAATCCTCCTATAAAAGAAGGTCCAACAGTAGCACCTAAGGTCCACATAATATCCTTCTTGCCAACTATATATTCATTTATAATTTGAAATAAAGTATCTACTGCTTGCTGAATTAAACCTTGGTTTTCCTGTATAGCATCTTTTATTGATGACATAATAGATTTAACTGCATTTTTAATATCCCCACCGTTATCTATAATCCATTGGCACATATTTTTAATTGCACCAGATATAGCTTCTGTTAAGTCTCCAGATTGGTATGAATTTATAATACCTTTGCAAATACCTTTTATTATACTTGTTCCTATATCAAGTATTCCTTGCATAGAGCCTCCGTTAAGAAACTGATTTGCATTAGATATAGCATTTTTTATAGCTTGTGGTATTTGTTTTGCTGCATTTTGCACACTTTTAACTAATCCAGAAGCTATATTGCCGTCACTATCTTTATATCCACCTAATAATGCTTTTTCTAAGCCTTTATTTTGCCAAGCTCCAAAGAATTCTGCTAATGTATCTGATGTGCCTCTTATAGAACCTTTTAATCTTTCAAATACTTGTATTGCTTTACCTTCTATTGCACTTGCAAGAGATAATAAAGACCCTTTTGTATCTGAATCCATAGCTTTAGCCATTTTAGAAGATAAACCTTCTATAGTTTCTAAGTTCTTTTGATATTTTTTAAAGTCTTTATCAGACATTCTGCACACTTCTGTTACTTCATCAAAGCTATCAGATAAACCTAAGCTTTTTAGAGCTGCTTTTCTTTGGTCGTCAGATAATCCCTTAGTTGTTTCTCTTAAATATTCTAGCTTTTGAGAAGTATTCAAACTAGATAAACTTACATGATCAGCTGATAATCCATATTTTTTCAATATTTTATTAGCTTCTTTGTAAGTCATGTTAGCATTTATTTGATTTTCTATTTGTTTCTTTTGTTTTTGTGTAAGTCCTGATGTATCACTATCTATTTTCGAAATAGTCGAATCGTAATCGTATCCGCTTTTTACATTCTTAACGATTTCACTCTTTGTATTTTTCATAGCTCCACCAAGTTCACGCCATTTAACAGCGCTCTTACCTGTAGCAGAATCCATTGACTCAAATACATCTAGCAAATCATTCATATTTTTCTTAGTTACTTTTCCATCAGCACCTAAAACTTGCATAGATAGTGCTAAATCTTTTGTTGAAAATCCTAAATCAGTTGCTCTTTCTTCTACAGAATCATATACATCTTTAAAGTTATCTATAATCTTTCTAGCTTCATTGCCTTTTTTACCCATTATAGACATATTTTCATTCCAGAACTGTACTGTTGATGTAGAATTTTCTATAGAATCTGATAATTCATTCCAAGCACCTTCGCCTTGTGATAGCATTGCCAATATACCTGGAGCAGCATTTTTACCTACTATAGCAGTAAGCAATGCAACTTTTTGTGATTTTTCCATACCATTCATAGCTGACATAAGTGTTTTACAAGTAGCAGCTAAATCTACATTTCCATCTGCTGTAGTTTTTAAATATGAACCCGTTTCATCAGCAGTCATACCTAATTTTTTAAGCGCAGCTTCCATTTTATCTGTAGGTGCTGCCATATTCAATAGTTATTATCGTGAAGCTTTTTATCTTCACCTCTGGAAGTTTCCTTCATTTTCATCAGTTGGTCAATTCCAACTCAGTTTGGCGTACATTTTCATCTTCAACTTCACTTGTTAAGATGTTCGACACTCTTGGAGGGATTATATTTATTCACCCTCTACGCTCTACGATACTTTATAGCCTTTCGTAATCTATAAAGTTATCTCGGTATTAACATATTTACAATTATTAATAAACTTAGCCTTCACCGATATTGCCGAATCTTTTTTGAATAGTATTTCTACTAAACCGACCAATATTCTAGCCAACATATTTTTCAAAGACATACCTGCCTTTGAACCTTTTACCAATTCTGTTATCGTTAGGCTCTTTATCCTAACTTCTGCACGTTTCCTATGCAGTTCAGACTATCTCTTTACCTTCAACTTTACTTGTTAAGGTATCAACCGTTCGTGGATATTTCTGCATATAAAAAGACACTCCTTTGAGTGCCTATTACTTAGCTTACTTTATCTAGTCGTTACACGTTCTTGATATTTCTATCAAGCTTCGCTCGATATTGCCATGTTTATATTTATCAATTTCTTTAATTAAATCACAAATTATTTTTTCTTTAAATGTTTCAAATTTCTGGTGCCTATTGTATTTAATTCTTATTAAAGGAATTTTATTTTCTTTGCAAAATTCATTTTTTATTTTATCATTGAGTTGTTGCTTATTAAAATTTTTTAAAGCTTCAATCTCTGAACCAAAATTAAATTTTACTGTTTCGTGTTGCTTTCCATCAAATTCAATAAGGAATATTAATTTATTATTTTCAAATACTGCAAAATCAAAAGGTAATGCTCTTTTATTTTTACATTCCTTTATTCTATATTGTTCTATGTAGTTATAATTATTTAAATCTAACCATTCTTTTATAACCTGTTCTCCTTTAGAACGATTTTTACATGAACATCTTATATTTGTATATATAAAACCATACGGAGATACTTCAAATACTCTACCACATTCTAAATGTTTTAAAATCAATTTGGTTTTAGCATTAGTATATCCTTTTATGATTTCATAATTTTCTTTCGAGCAAATTTTCTCAAGAAGCTTATTTTTTTCTTTTGGTTTCCCTTGAGTTTCAATATTACTTTTAGCTGACTTTATATATCTTTCATTAGGGCATCTATTTCCTCTTAAAAAATCTTTTGGAGTCATTTCAAATTCATTGCCACATTTATTATGTTTAAATTTTACTTTTTTAGTTGCCCCTTGATATTCACTTAAGATAGAATATTCATCCCCTGTTAGATTATAAACTTCTTCTTTAAATTTTTCTGTTGTTTTAAGTATATTGTTAGCGCATTTAGGACATCCATGACCCTTCCATAAAGGTTCTGGATTTGTATCCCATATATAACCACATTTTTTACATTCAACTTTTACTTTTGTTCTTTTATTCTTATAATTACCTAAAACATTAATGTTTCCTTTTGAATTTTCTTTTACTCTATTTTCAAATTCCTCTTGTGTTAATTTCCTTACCATATAAGCACCCCCTATAATATATATTATAGCAAATACTTACGTAAAAAGAAATGATAAATATAAATTTAGGGTTCCATCGACTTAGATTGATAATTTTTGCTATCAATTTCTTGATAACCGAGCATATATGTTTACCCGCGTTCGCCATTAGGCCAATAGCAGTATTTAAATCAGTTACATTAACTCCTAATGTACCAGCTTGTGCACCACATTGAGTTAATGCATAACCATACAATTCTACATTGGTATTACTTCTTGTAATTGTAGAAGCTAATTTATCAACAAAATCACTTGCTTGATTTGCTTCCAATCCAAGTGCTGTTAGATCATCCATTATCTTACATCTAGGCTCTTTATCCTAGAACTCCTATTTTCATAAGAGGATGGGACTATATCATCACCTTCAACTTTACTTGTTAAGGTGTTCGGCGCTCGTGGGAGAAATTATTATTTACCTATTCATTCTCCTAGTCTCTGAACCTTCCATGTACTTTTATGGCTTTCCATGGCTTGGTTGCTGATTAGCATATTAATTTGTAGTATTAATATTAACTTAGCTTTCCAGCAATTCACCGAATCTTTTTTGAATAACATTTCTGTTAAACCGACCAATAATTTAGTCACGATATCTGAACAACTAGCGAGTGATTGTCCTGAAAGAATACTAAGATTTACTACTGAATTAATTCCACTTAGCATCTCTGAGGCGTTCCAGCCAGCCATACTCATATATTCAAACCCTTGGCCAATTTGATAAGCTTGGAATCTAGTGGTACTACCTAAATACTTAGCTTTATCACTTAATTGTTCTAATTGGTTTCCTGTAGCTCCACTTAATTGTTGAACTTTATTCATTTGTGTTTCGAAGTTTATACCAGCAGTAGCTAATCCTTGTAACGATAATGAAAATTCTGTAATAGACTCAAATGTAGTCTTTATTGAACTTCCAAGAGCTGTAATAGCATTAGTTATAGGAGAAAAATCATTCTTCATGCTAGTTAATCCTTCAAAAAATCTCTGTTTCCCAGCATCATATAATTTTTTCAGTGAAGCTATCAATATAGTTACAGAAGCTATTATAGCTTTTACATGTCCTGGAATAGGTAACGAAGCTGAACTTATTCTACTAAATGTATCGCTAAAATTACCACTTTTTAATGATGAAAAAGCACCTGTTAAATTACTTATAGAATCTTTTAATTTTCCAGTAGAACTATTCGCTCCTGTAGCCTTATCTTTTAAATTCGACATTGTTTTACTTACTCCAGATAATGCTTTATCTTTTATCGAATTTATTTTGTCTCTCATGCTAGTAATTTTTTTTGTGCTGTCAGCAGTTTTTTTACTTGTTTCAGTTACTTTTCTATTTATTTTGTCAACTTGCTTAGTTGCATTGTCTAGTTTTACGTTATTTACATTCTTTAAATTCTTGCTTGTATTCTTAGTTGTATTATTTAATTGCTTAGTTTTATTATTTATTTTATCAACCTGTTTAGTAACATTATCAAGTTTGGTGTTTCCAGCTGTTTTAGTCTCTGTTTTAAACTTTTTAACCTGTTTAGTAACATTATCCATGTTTCTTTTAAACTTTGAGATATCAGCTGTAATTTTAATCTTTAATTCTTTATTGTCACTCATTTAATCACCTTTTGCCTTGTTATGCTTTCTAAACATATCTAATAATTGTTGCTTTTCTTCTTTTGTAGCTTTCTTTTTATCTTCTTTTTTACTATTTTCAAATACTTCAACAGGTGTAAATTTCTTACCACCTAAAAAAGCACCAATAGCATTAAACATTGCATAATAATTATGGTAATAATTATCTTCTTGTTCTTGTTTGTATCCTTCTAAAATCAGCTTAGCTTCTTTATAAGTCAATGCATAAAAAGTAGTAGGCGACATTTTCATGCCCCCTACCAACTTTCTAAACAGGTTTTCAATTATATTAATAAAACTAAGCTCCTTTTCTTTTACTTTCCCTCATCAGCATCTTCGTCAGTTTCAATATTTTCTTTTGAACCTAAGCTTTCTGCTAATGTTTCCATTATTACATCTAATATGTCACTTATGTCATGACCTTCTCCGATGTATTGATCCATTAGTTCTCCTGCTTTATTTTCTGTCATTTTTACATTGGTTGATTTTAAAGCATAATAGAAGAATTTTCTTATTATTGGCATATTAAAATATATAGCGTCTAAATTCATTACATCTATGCCAGCACCTTCCATAGCGCACATAGTATTTATAGTAAATTTTAGAGTATATTCTTTGCCATTTATATTTAAAGTTTTACCTGTCATATTTCATTATATCCTTTCATTATACTTGTGGTGAAGCTGATGATTTATCTTCTAGTTTACCAGCTCCAACTATAGACATAGAATATTTAACTAAATCTTCATATGGTGCATCTAGATCTAATTCTGTTATATAAGCTTCACCTTCTAAGTTCATGCTTCCTGATTTATTTTTTATAACTGCTTTTATTTCTGAACTATTTAAAAAAGCAGTTTGTGCAGCTTTATATCCTGCATCATTAAGATAAACAACGCCATCGCAATCTGTTGACCATTGTTTAGCTCCAGATATATTTATATACCAGTCACCACTATCTTTACTTGATGCATCTATAGTATCAGCTTGCATTTTAATAGATGTATTTTGTTGCCCTCCTATTGCTGTATCTCCAGCATATAGAAGCAAGTCAACACCTCTTACTACTTTGTCTTTTATTGCTGTTTCTGCCATTCTATCACTCTTTTCTTTTACTATTTTATTTGTGTATTTATTTTATAAATCAATATTCCATGATAGTATTTGCCTTCTGTATCGTTTTGTTCTAGTATTTTATTCGTATCTAAGTATAAACTAACTTGCATATCATCAAATATAAATTCTTTATTTTGTAACAAGTTATTTACTTGTTGTATTATTCCTCTTACTTCTTTTTTACCTTTGTAATCTGAAAAAATATCTATAGTTTGATAATCATTATAAGCAAATCCTGTTTTGGTTGAGTTATCATTACCATAACTAGCGCCTATTTGAATATAAGGGCATTTAGCATCTTTTGGTACACTATCATAAACATCATAAGGAAGCTTATTCAACAAATAATATAGATATTCTTGTAATTTTATAGAAATCATTTTAATAACCTTTCGATAAGCTTATCTAATTCTTTATCTAGTTTATCTTCATTCTTTTTTACGGCTGGTTCAAAGAACGGTTGTGCTTTTGTCCCTGGATGATGTACTTCTTTTGCAAAGAAATCAGTATTCCCTTCTTTCCAATGTAGCGCTTGTTTATTTTTAGGTTTTATTGTATGAGGTCTTGTCCCGTACTCAACTGCTTCAGCATACGAAATATTTGTTCCTGTTTCTCCACTAAGTTTACCAGTTATATTGGTAGTTATAGAGCCTCTAAGTCTACCAGTGTCAACAGGACACTCTCTTTTAGCATCTGTTTCTATCCCGTATAAAGTGTCTTTTACTATTTTTGATACTTCATTCTCTAGATTTTTACTATTAAATAATTCTCCTGCTTCAACTTTTACTTTAATCTCCATTAGTCATCACGCTCCATAACTACCATATAACACTTACCGTAATCTGCTATAGATACTTTTTTATATAACTTATTTTTATAAGATATCTTAAAATCTGTATCTAGATCATCTAATATTTTTTCTTTCGTAAATAATTTATTTAAAGAATATGCTATTTCTCTTCCTTTGCTATCTATAGATTTAACTGTATAAGGTGCTACTTTGCATTTTATTGTTTTCAATTCTATTTCAGTTTCTTTATAGCCACCCATATTATCAGATATTTTTTCTGTAACAAGTATAGTTGCTTTTTCTCTGTAATCCATACTTATAACATCCTTAACTTTCTTGATTTTGAATGTATATTATTTTTCTTATATAGATCTAATATACTAAGATACTCTTTAAAATCATCAGTGCTATAAGTTGTTGATAACACATCAATTTTTTCTATAGTTATCCCTTCTGCTCCAATTCTTCTATATCTTTTAATGGCCACTTCCTCAGCTATATATTCAAGATTAGCAGGAATTTCGTTCCCTTCTAGATATATTGAAATATAACTTGCAGCATCACTCAAAAGAACAGTTAGAAGCATATCCTCTGAACTGTCCTCTGTTAATCCTAATTTTAATTTAAGTCGTTGTATATCCATTATCCTAGAACCCTTGTTGCTAATTCTGGGTACATTGTTGCATAGCCGTACAATACATCCATAGATAACATTTCTTTTTTAAAGTGCATATCATACCCTCTTACAACTCTTAACGTTATTCCGTTATAAGAAGTTGTATATGCTTCAACTCCAGCTGGAGAAGGTAAAGGTCTAGTTACAAAAGCAAAAGCATTAGGGTTGAATACTAAATTAGCAGTGTGTGGTGCTTCTATCTTTATAGCAGTAGATGTAGTTACATCTGTTTTTAAAGCTGGATATATATCCACAGTTATATCATTTGAAGAAGCTTTTGTATCTTGTGTTACAACATAAGAATTTTTTAATATAGTTAATATGTCACCTTTCTTTAAATCGCCATCTAAAGTTGATTTTGTTAATATTATTTGAGTTTTACCAGCATCTGTTTTAGCTTTAGCTTTTAAATCTGTTGAACCAGCTAGAGAGCCACCCTTATGTTTCTTTACATCCTGAGCCATATAGTTTTCAAGCCCCATAACTCTTCCTATAGAACCTTCTCTTAATGCTTGAGTTGAACCGGATTTTTCTGCATTTACTATAGCCGGAATAGTTGTAAAATTAGCATCTGCTTCTGGGTCCCATATTGCTATTCTCCCTTTTACAGGTACTTTATTTACATTAAGCATTCTTCTAGCATCAGCTATATCATTTAAAGTAGATGGAGTTGTTCCAGCAGTACCTGTGCAGTAAGGTATATCTTTGTATAATTCTAATCCATCAGCATTTATTTTTTCTGCTAATGCAACTGCTGCAGGTTCTAAGAATAATCTATCTAAGTCATCGACGTTAGTTACCATTTGTATAGTGCTAAATTCCACATCAACTGTAGCTAATTTATCTAACGCTACTTCAGTAGAGTCTTCAACTACATCTTGCGCTTTTGTTCCTGTGGATTGATCAAAATCTTCTGATTTTAAAACAACTGGTTTTTTAACTTGTATTCTACTCCCTTTACCTTTTACAAATTCATTTGAATAATCTTTATAAACTAGATTAGGGAATACTAGATTTTCTATTAATCTAGGTAATAATCGTCTTGCTATCTCTTTTACTTCAATAAATTGATTCGCCATTTCACATCATCCTTTCATGTCATTATTTTTTATTTTTTGATGCAAAGTATTGTCTATAAAACTCATCATCTGACATTTCAGAAGTATCTTGATTATTTAAATTTGCTTGTTGATGTATATCTTTGAAGTTTCCATTGTTTTTAAGTCGTGCACTAACTCTTTTTTCAACTTCTTCTTCAATTCGTCTTTCAAATGCTTGTTTTTCTGATTGTTTAAGTGTTTTAAACTTCTCTAAGTTAGCATGTATTTCGTCTGCATTATCCCCTACTATAAAATCTGCATATTCTTCTGATATATCATAAGCTTTAAGCTGCTTTCTTTTTTCTTCATTTAAATCTCTTAATTCCATACTTCTTTGAAGTTTTTCATAATTTGCATTAGCTTGTCTAACTTGTTCTTGAAGTCTTTCATTTTCTGTCATTTTTGCAAGTCTTTGAGCTTCTTGTTCCTTTTCAACTTGTTGTCTAGCTTTTATTTCAGCTTGTTTTACTTTTTCATTAGCTTTCTTTTGCCATTGAGAATACTTTCTATCAAACATTCTGTCTAATTCTTCCTGAGTTATATTCAATACTTTACTTTCTCCACCTTCGCCATTATTAGTATTATCTATATGATTATCTTGTGGAGGTTCTTCTCCACCTTCGTTGCCTTCTGCTAATAATTGAAGGTTCATATCTAACTTGTTGTTTTCCATATTGTTTTTCCTTTCCGTTTTAGTTTCGTCAAACATATTTCCATGAAGCTTTTTAGGTCATCATCACGTTTTGGACATAAAAAATAAGCCCTCTTGAGCTTAGCATATTAATAATTTAGTATTAGTTTGTTGTATAAAATCTTTTATTCTATTATAATCCCATCCATCTAAGTTAATATAAAATCAACGATATCGTCATATTCAAAACCTCTTTGAAATAGCATATCTCTGACTTTACAATAATCCATAAATTTATTTTCTCCATGAGTTCTAATTATAAGTTTTGATAATTCGCTTTTTCTTGTTCCTGATAATATGTCAAATATAAGTTGTTCTATATCGTTATTTTCCTTACTAATCAATAATTTTTCAAATTCCAAAGATTTAATCGAATCAGTAAATGCTATTTTTTTATGATTTTTATTTTCATATTTACATTCGCATTCATTTTTATATTCTATAAATTCTTCTATCGTAGATATAATTGATAATGCTGTTTCTAAATCGCATTTAAACCACTCATTTGTCGTTTGGTATGTTTTATATTTTTTATGAATTAAATTTTCTACTTCAAACGCATTAATACACTTATTGCTTGAATATAAAACTTTAATTTTTTTACCATTACCTATTTGTAATTGTTTTTGTCTTTTTTTAACATCCCCTTTATTCAGCAAACATCCAATCTTCTGCTAACATATCAGTTTGACTTGCTAACCACGGAACAAATTTCCCATCTGCTGTTTTCATTCCTATCCAAGGTGATAAAAATAAACTATCTTTATGCACTTCTCCATCTACTTTATATTGATAAGAATTTACATGAGCTAAATACATTCCTTTGCCATTCCAACCTTGTCTACACACTTTTAATCCACGTTTTAAGTATTTTATAGCTTCGCCGAAGTTAAACGTTGGAGTTCCACCTAATAAAGTACAATTTTCATTGTCGGCAACTACCCATTCCTCAGATAAAACATTACTTAGAGTATATTCAACTCTTTGTGTTTCTCTTATGTCTAATATAGGGCCTTGTCCTTTATCTGCATCTTTTGGTCTACAGTGCATCATAATAGTTTGCTTAGTGTCATCCCAACACCAATAACCACCCCATGAAGGTAGTTTGACTTTGTTCCCTTTTTTCATTTCTTCTAATGCTTGTTTAAAATTCATTTGCTATCCTCCTAAAATTTAAATACTTTATCTAAAAAAATATTATATTTTTCCCATCTTGCTGGAGCTACACAATACAAAGCATTTCTTAAAGCTACTTTTCTAGTTTCTTCCTTATACCATCCTTTTGGATAATGTGACATCCACCATTTAACATCTTTGAAATATTCAATTATTCTTAATACTTTTTTCATTAATATTCTCCTTCTACTAAAAAAGAGATACTTAAACTGTATCTCTTAATTTTATATTGTTTATAAATTGTTCATATTGTTCTTTTGTATTGTTGCCATATCCATATATATGATGAAATTCTTTATGACATTTTTCACATAATGTAATTCCATTTTCTATTTTATATCTTTCTTCTTTATGCTCATGATATGAATTTAAATGGTGAGCAATTAAATTACCTCCTCTGTTGTCGCCACAACATTGACAAGTATAATCATCTTTATCAAATACAGATTTTCGCCATTGAGCATATTCAAAAGTTTTTCTTTCCTTAACTCTTTGTTCATGACTTCTATTTGGATTCCATTGAGGACTTAATTCTCCTCTTCGCCCATACATGGGATTTTTCTTTCCCTTTTTACTTTCAGATTGATGTTGTCTATATTCTGGTCTATTTATAAAACTTTTGTCTGTTATTTTTCTAGTTTCTTTCATGGTTTTAGAAGCTTGTTTTCTTCTTTCATCGTTGTTAATCCATTGAGTTTTAATAGCTTCACTTCCATGTCTTAATTCTATACCTACTTTTTTTATCCAAGAAGCTATATTAGAACAATTATTTTCTGTTCCGTAAATATCTTTAGATATTTGTCTTGTCGTTCTTTTGTTGTCTATATATTCTCTTTTTAAATATGTATAAGCTTCTTCGCCTATTTTATCTTCAAATTCTTTAAGAGCTTTTTCTTGTTTTAGTTTTGTATTACATTCTTTACAACATGAATGTTGTTTTGACCTAATAGCATTTCTATATGGTTTTTCAAATATTTTTCCACAATTATCACATCTTACTTTTACTTTTTTGTTAGTTCCTTTTGAGTAGTTATATTCCCCTAATATCATAACATCACCTCTTATATACATTATAACATTAATAGGCAATACTCTGCAACTACATTTATAAATATATTGAAATTACTTATTTTCGTAATCTGTGACAGGCAAAATTGTACATCTACAAAAACAATGCTTTTACCGATGAAACGGAGGAACGTTACTTCCATAACTTACTTCGTTTATCGGTATCACCTCCCTGTCCATGCTTTCACAGTCAGCACATGTTCTTTCATCATAAGCAACACATACTTCAACTGCTTTTATACCATTTTCTTTATATCCGTCTATATGCCCTTTAGTTGTAAAGAAATTTGTTTCTGTTCTAACAAGTCTTTCAGCTTCATACTTAGTAACTTTTTCAAATTTTCTTATCTCGCTACCCATTTTTTGAACTGATTGTCCTTGAATTAATCCTTTTGTAATAGTTTCTTGTATTTTATTCAGCGTAGCTGTTTTGTTAGTCCATATTCTACCGCTAAACTGTCTACCACTCCAAGGATATCTAATAGCTTCTTCAATAGCTTTCTTAGGTAATACAGCATTACTTCTGCCTACATCTTTTAAAGCTTCTTTATATGTTCTTTTGTAAGCTCCAGTTAAATGGTCTGTCATAGTCATTTGCATATTATTTGTATGCTTTATTAATTGTATGTCTATTGCATCTAGTAAGCTTTGTAATCGTGTTACATTCTCTCTAGCGCCTATTCTTTGCCATTCTGCTAATATCTCTTTACTATTAGTTTTATTATAGAGTTCTCTTAGTTCCTGAACTTTATCACGATATTCTCCTAGTTCTATCAAGTTAAGAAGCTTAGTTGCTTCTGTATAAGTTAAATTATTTTCTATTGCATATTTATTGTAAAAGTCATTTAATTCTTTTGATATTTCTATATAAGCATCATGATAAGCTTTACGTATCTTTTTTATTATCTTATCTTCTGATATTTTGCTCTTTTTATCTCTGTCTAGCATACGTTGATGCCAATACTCTCGACTTTTCATACCAGCATAGTATTTAGCTTTTCTACCCATAAATAAACCTCAAAGCAAGCATTATAGTAAAACTATAAAAGATTGCATCTTCAAAACAATACAGTCTCTTTTTTGTAGTTGCGCTAGTAAATATTCCTATGCTATCTATCATTAGCACCAAACCACTAACTATTAGAACTATCCATGCTATTATTGTTATTAACATCTTCGTTTTCTCCTTTATTATCTTCTTCAAGTTTTGGATCACTTATATTACTATCTCGATAAATATCCATTACTTGCATCTTTTCTTCATCTTCTTTTTGCTTCCTTTGCATTTCTTCCTTTGCATTTTCTACGAAGGATAATTGAGATATAAGAGTTTCATCTGATAATATTCCATTTAATTTTGCCACCATATCTGCCATTTCAGTTACATTAGTTGGTAATGCTCTAGTAAATGTAAGTTTTACATCTCTATAATCAAAATTTTTATTATTTTTAGCGTTAATAACATTAGTAATAAGTTCAAGCATCCTTTGTATGGATTTCTTCCATTTACGTTCTTTTTTACTCATATCTTTTTCTAATCCAAATAATTTGAATTTTAATGCTACTCCAGATGCATTTCCAACGAAGCTTTCATCTGTCAAAGGTGGCGTTTTTGTTAATTTGTGAAAATCAGCTACTAGTCTATTTAATGTATTCTGTATATATGTATCATTAATATCTTTTGTAATAAACTTAGCATCACCATCTTCATCAATTAGCATAATTCTATTATTTTTCATATCTTTTACATCATTTTCATCTGTAGCGCTTAAATTTTTAAGCATTAGATAAGCATTATCAGAATATTCTATCTCATTAATACAACTAGATATGATACTTTCAATCGCATCTACAATCGATATTTGATTTTCAAAACATCCTTTTCTCTCTGCGTTTTCCATAAATTCTACAACAGGAATATCACCAAAATTATGTTCCTGCTTTTCTGCTAGTTCTAATGTTCCAGAAGGTCCAATATAGTGATATATTTTATTGTTAGTCCATAATCTAACATCTAGATTAATTGTATCTTCCTCAACATCTTCATATTCATAGTATCTTATGGCACCTATCATATTCTTAGATAAACTTGTATCGTGAATAGCAAAACAATTTTTAGCGGATTCAGTAGCAAATCTAACATTAGCATCTTCATCTGTATAAAGTATTAAAAATGCTTGTCCGTCAATTGAAGTAAAATGATCTAGTTCCATATTGCACTCTTGAAAGTCATTGTACTCTAGTATATTATCAAGAAGCTTCTGTTGAGTTTCATCTTTACAAGTAAATGTAATCGGTTCTCCACTAAAATATCCTGTTCTTATATCTACAGCATAGCTTGGTAAACTTTCTACTATCTTGTAATTAGGTTTATTTTCATCTGCGTGTTCCCTGAGTAGTATTTTATGTTTATCACTATAATAATTTTCATTTCTTATGAACTTGCCTTGAAACCTTTTGTGTCTAGATATAAGTTTTTCAATATCTTCTGGCTGAATTTCCTTTGCATTCGTTTGAAAAAATGGCATATCATTATGTAGTATCAATTTCTCACCTCCTATATTCCTAGATTTAATTTCTTAGATTTTAATTTATTTCCTTTTAATTTATCATCAACTAAATATCTTAAAGCAGCCATAGCATCATCCATAAACTCAACTGGTTCATCTAGATAAATTCCCTTTTTTCCATCAAATTTCCATTTCCACTGAGTAATCTCTTTATAAAAATTTACACATTTAGGATGTACATGTATTTTCATTTGCTTTAAATAATCAATTTGTGCTTTAACACTGCCTGGACCCTTTACTACAGGTTTTGCTTTATATCCTGCTTTTTTCCACATTTTTATTCTATCTGGCTCTGCACTATCGCAGTACATTGTTAAATATTTTTCCATTCCATAAGCATTTGCAATCTCAATTATTTCAGATGTATCTTTTTCGTGTACATATATTTCGTCACATATGTACAATTCTCCATCTTTAAATCCAGCTCTTAATATAACATCAGCATGATTAAATCCGAAGTCTTGCGCTAATCTCATATTATCAAAGTTTTTAAAATCCGTAGGAAATTCATGTACTATATAGTTATTTAATATAGTGCCTCCAGTTTCTCCCCATTCTCCAAGTCCATAAACTTTATATCCTTCTGGATCTTGTTCTTTTCTCATCATCATTCTTTTATGATAAGCGTCATCTATAAATCTGTTTTCTAAATAAGTACTATGATGAGTAAATATATCTTCACTTTGGTAATCGAAATATTTTTTTTTAATCCAATGAGTTGCTGCAACTGGGTTAAATGTAAAAGTTATTTGATAGTATAAATTAGGATTATTCAAAATCCCTCTTAAACGGTCGTCTAATATGTCTACATCACTTTCTGCTAACTCTGTAGCCTCTTCACACCAAACCCAAGTAAGTTTTCCAGTAGGAAAATTTATAGATTTTAATTTTTCTCTTTGTTTAGAATCATTAACACCTCTAAATATTATAGAATTTCCAGTTACTCTACTTCTCATTTCTAAAGGATTAGCTGTTATTTTCCAATATTTTTTCGCATTTTTACCATATATTTTATTGATAGCACTTGTTAATTCTGCATAAGTTGAATATTTATGAGTTGATTCTGATTTTCTAACTACTAATAAATTAGCACCTTTATATTGGGGGTCACCCAATTTTAATATATAATCCTGAGCTACATCTACTGATTTTCCACTACCAGCAGAACCTTTCATAGCTCTATATCTTTTCTTGGTTTTATTAGCTTCTTTAAAACTTTTGTTAAATTCAACTATTACATCCATATCAATCACCATAATCAACAATTATATTTAATTCATCATCTAAGTCGTCATTACTAAGTCTACCTATTTCAGCTTTTAATTTATCTATCTTTAATTTTTGTTCTTCTGAAGCTAATTTGGGGTTTTCGTTAATCATAACAGTAGCTTGTTTTATAAGGTTTCTAAGTTCCGACATTGCTCTAGATTGAGCATTTAAAAAAGTTGCCTGTCTGTCCCATGCAAATTGGAACTCATATTCTATTTCCTCTCCAAACTCTGTATCTTTACGCTTCTTAATCTCTTTAATCATTTCATTTTTATCTTTTACATACATAATTCTTTGAGCTCTTATTATAGCAGCATATTGAATTGTTATTTGCTCTAATAGAATATCTAGTGGATTTTTCTCTTGTATTTCTTCTATTATTTCTAATGTGTCATCTGGTAGATATTTTGAAAAAAATCCATGAGTTTCAGCTTTTTTATTACCTATAGGACCACCTGGGCCACCTATATTTCCAATAGCATTTTTATTATTATATCTAGCTTTTGGATTTTGCGAGTTGGTTTTGGATTTTTTTTTATTTAACTTATTAGGATTATTGCAACTATCTTGCTTACTAGCTTTTCTATTTTTTTTAGAGGTGCACTCTTTTTGTATCTTGAGCGCACCTTTTTTTTCTTTGGACCATCCATATCTCTTTATCCACGATTTCAGTGTGTTTAATGATAAATCATATTTTTCACAAATATCCTTTTGCTTTATGCCTTTTAGATATTCTTGTTTTATTAACTCTTTATCCGGCGCTCTCGCATCGTTCATCTCACCACCTCTTTATCTATTAATTTATTGCATTAAAAAGAACCCTATTTCTAGAGTTCTTTTGTTATTAATTTTTATTTGTATTTTTCACTATTTTTTAAGTCTTTGTTATTAATCATTTTCTTGCAAGTA